TTTTCTTCCAAGTAATAGATGTATTTAATTCTATTTCTGTATATGTTTGAACATCCCAAAGGTATAAATCCCAAGGTGTTGTTGCATCAACATGAGGAGCATCACTAACCCCAAAAGAATATACTCTTGCTTCACCAATAGTTAATCCTGCACCAACATTTGGTATTGCACTTGTCTTTCTCTTACTATTTAAAAATATAACATTGTTATTATTAATACCTACAGCTGGTGTTCCAGACACACGATTAACTTTTAATAAATTTCCCATTTCAAAGGGAACTAGTGTAGATCCTACTTTTTCAGTTTTTCTTGGTTTGTTTACATCTATTATTGATGTATTTGATTTTTCAACACTAAAACCTTTAACATATGCTTTTCCTGGTGAAACTTTTACTGCTAGAAGATCTTCAGTTGGAGTCTTTCCTTGATCAGTTTTCTGAGTTTCATAAAAAGTTCCATTAGAATCTATTTTATTATTTAAAGATTCACTAATATCAACATTGAATTGATCTACAGAATAATTTCCAGATTCTTCATAAGTTCTTTTAGCAAAATACTCTTCTAATAATGAATAATCATCAGTATCTTGTATTTTCTTAACTACACCATTAGATACTCTAAGAATTTCAACAAAATTCTTATCATCATTATCTCCTAAACTCTTTTTAGAAAGAATAGCAGATATTTTTAATCTATCAGCACCTGGAGCAGCGAAATTAGAGAATCCTCTTGCATTATCATATAAAGAATTATCTTCTTTTGAATCTACTAAAGTTTCTGTAACAAATAATCCTACTCTATATGAAGGAGTATTTGTATATTGATCTAATATAAGAGTATCATCATTAACAGTTACAAAATGTCCTCTAATATAATAAATTCCTTGAGAAAGAGATACTGCAGATGCAGTTGATGTTGCATTTAGACTAATACATGATGCAAACGTATCTCCTGTAGAAATAGTTGTATTACCATAAGTAACAGGTTCTTCAAGAAGAAGAGTTTCTCCGTCAGTAAATTGACCTGTTTTAAAACTACTATTACCAGTTGTATATTTAACGTATAACGTATAATTACCTGCCTCAGATTCTGCATTAGTTATTACATTCTGAATAACTCCAGATAATTGAGAAGTTTGTCCCTTTATCTTTTTGCCAATTAAGCTAGTAAGATATAAACCAACACTTAAACCAACATGTGTTGGATTAATTTTAACAGCATAATATTCTGAATTATAAGTTACATTACCAGGAATAACTACCGACCCATCTTTAAAGACGTGATTACCAAAAGATTCTACTTGATTTTGTAATATAGATTGTAGAGATGTTAATTCTCTAGCCTGAACTGGAAATCCTGGCTTGAAAAGAACCCGATGGTAATTATTACTCGGATTAAAATCGTCATAATATGGATCTATATTAAGATTTGTTTTTTGTGACATCTTTAGAATTCTAGTATAATTTTAATGTCTTCCTTTTGTCTAGGATTTCGAGAAACTCTTGGTCTATTATCGAGATAAATTATTTCCCCTGATCCTTTATTTATCTCAGGAAGTGCAATGCCTTCTGTAAACTGAGTTGCTAAATTTACTTTCTTAGTTGCAGAAACTGTAGTTGTAATTCCTGTATAGGAAACATCAATTGCACCACTAAAAGTATTTGTAGAACTTATAGTTCCACCATCTTTACTAAATGAAACCTTGGTAGATTCATCAACAACTGTTTTAGAATCTTTCTGATCGAAAGAATTATCATTATAGTATAAGGATCTATCCTGATAATATTTTAAAACTTTAGTCGAACTATCATAAGATGCAATATAACCAGTAGCAGTTCCAACACCAGAAATGGTTTGGAAAATCTGATTACCCACACCAGCATCAGTTGGGTTTGCTACACTAGTTAATTTTACTCCACCCAAATTGGAAAATTGGTTTTCAGAAAATACTGAAGAAGCAGATCCAACCTGAGTTGGATTTTTAATAATTCCAATCTGTGCAAATCTAGTATCAACTGGGAAATCTTTAGTAGAATCATCAAAACGAGCATATATTAATACTTTATCTGCTCCCAATTCATTGTAAATATCATATCCATGCCCTCTTGAAGGTGGAATAATAGGTATTAAATGTGCAAAACCAGTCGCTCCAGAGTTAATAGTTGATAAATCAACTCTACCCCAAGAATAGTTTTTACCTCCAGCAGAAACTACTGCTTTTGTAATTTTATTATTGGTAGTAGTGACAATTACTTTACCACCTTCACCATCACCAATAATGTTAAGTTCTGCATCTGTACTATTATAACCAGATCCTTGATCTTGAATATAAATTTTCTTAATTTGATTCTCATTAATTAAAGAATCACCATTTTCCCTAACAGATTGAATTTGAGCATTGGTAGTAGTCAACCAATTATTAGGTAATGGAATATATTCAATTGAGTCAAATTTAATTATATCACTAGGAGAAACAGTAAAAAGATATTTCCAAATATACCCATCATTACTCTCACCAGCTCTTGATGGTTCTAAATCAATAAAAGTTGGTTCATCTGAAGATGCCTTTCCACTTGGAAATTCTATAGATGATCCATTATCGATACAGACATATACTCTAAAATCACTATTCATTACATAGTAATTTGAATCATATAATCTTGTAGAGTTAGTTTTAGGTGATGGATTACCAATACTATAATCATGCCTATACATTTCATAGGTAGTACCTTGTTTCCAATCGACTCTTCTAACCAATCTCCTAACATCATTTACTGTGATTTTTTTACCAAAAACCATAGTATCCTTTACATGGCTAAGGTAATCAAGATTATCAACAGGAGAAGGTGTATTTGAATCCCAATTAGTAGATCTACCATACCCAACAACAGAAGGATTTGGTAAACTCAAAAACACGTAATATGAATTACTATTGGTATCGCTAACCGAATCCACAAAATTACTTGCGTTTAATATTCTAAATTGATCTGTTACAATTGCAGCCATTATGATCAGCTTTTTTCTATATTTATAAATTAAAGACCAAGGTCTTTTCTTAGGGATCCTTTATCTCTAAGTCCATAACCACGTCTTTGAATAACTGGGAATGTTGTTAATCCAGAATTAACAGTATATCCAGAAACTGCTACACCGATAGAAGTAGAAGATCTGGTAAATCCAGCTAGTCTACCCCAAGATAGTCTTCCAACATGTTCACCACTCATACTATGAAGTCCAACTGTTGATATTCCAGTATGAACATTACATGTAATAATTCCAGTTAAACTTGTTCTAGTAATTGAATGTACCTGGTATATATTATCGCAGAAGGTTGTTCCTCTTCCAACAACAGAAAGATTAGATCCATCAACAGATGTTACTCCATGTCCAACAGTTGTTTGTGAAATGTGAATTGGATGACCAGATGTTAAATCGTCAAGTCTAGTTGAATCCTTAACATCATATAGCATATGGAATGTAATTGCTAAAGGATGTGATACACCAACACTGGTTGTTATTCCAGTTATTATTCCAGTAAATCCTTGTACAAATCTAATTCCACTAATTAATTCTTTTTGAGCAGATGGTAATGGAGCAATTACTAATGGTAAATTAGTGGATGTATATCCAAAACCTGGATTAACCATAGTAGTACCAGTAATAGTTCCACTTGAATTAACAGTTGCAGTTGCAGATGCTAATTTCTGATCTTCATATCTACCAAAATGGAATTGATCAAACATTGAAGATGTATTACCAGAAGCTTGTGTACCTCCAATTCCAGCATAAAGAATAGTACCACCATATGCTGATGTTATTCCAGTTACTGTTAATCCAGTACCCAATATATTTGATATTGCTTGTATAGTTTGTCCAATTCTAATACCTTCAGTTGAAATACCATTAATAACTGTAGATCCAGCACCAATAGAACCAACTCCACTGACAACTGTCTTGAATACAGTATGAACCCCAACATTAATATCTCCCTCTTTATTCCAGAAAGAATCAAGAGTACTACCAACTGGAGGAGAAATTTTAAGAGAAAGTGTACCTGGTGTATATCCAGTACCTCCAGCAGCAACGCTAATAGAAGTAACCGTTCCAGCAACGGAAACATTAGCGTCTAGATCTGCAACATAAGAAGTAGTACCATCAAATAATATTCCAGAAACTTTATCTATTTCAATATCTGATTCATTTTCTTCATAATTGAAGAATTGAGCGTCATCTAAGAAAATTTCTTCATCATCCGATTTAAAGTCTTTTATAACTTTAGCAGTTGGGAATACATGTCCTTCTAAGGAATCTCTAGTCTTATATACTGGATTCTCGTCAATTAACATGTCACGCTTCTGTTTAGACCAGTCAACTGGTTTGTAATTAACAGAATCAATACCATCTCCAAGATAAATACCAGTTTCTGTTGTATCAGATGCTAAAATACGAGTAATAGTTCTAGAATCCTGTCCTATAGTTCCTGAAATCTGATCATTCTTATTGATTTGTACATCATCACCTGGTTTAACAGTTTCTGGAATATCTTTTTCAAAACTATCAACATCACGAGTTCCTCTATAGAAGAAAATATCTACTTTATCTTCTTTTAATGGTGCTTGTAAGAATGTAAATGTAGTACCACCAGTAAACTCATAAGAAACTTTTGGTTCTTGCATAACACCATTTACATAAATCAATAGAACCGCATCAAAATCAATTAGAGATGATGTTACATCAGATAGATCTTTTTGGAAACTTAGAAGTTGACTATTTTTGTATAGTGGGAATCTAGTTCTATTTCCATCTTGGAGATCCCCAATACTATCAATATAATCAAATTCACCAAGTTGCCATGATGCAAATGAATCATTAAATGTATCTTCAACACTAAGTTTTAATCTCTTACGTGCTTGAGCAATAGGAGATGCACCAACATTTACAGTAAATGTATAATCAGTAGTAGTTGTAATTCCTAGTTGAGAATCATTCGCTGGATCAGTTGAACGAGGATATGTATGATTAGTTAAATAACCATCTTGAGCACACTTAAAGGTTAATGAATCAGTATTAATACCAACAACATCACCAACTTTCATCTTATGTGGATTATCTGTTATTAAAATTAGATCACCACTATTTGGATTGTAATTAGCACCAGAAGGAGTAAATCTAACAATAGTTGATATACCAACATTTAGAACAATTGATGTAGCGTCTGCAACGCTTATACCAACTTCTCTGTTATGAACAGGGTCAGTTGTTCTTGGATAAGCATGTTGTGTTGCATGTCCATCTTTAGCACATGTAAATACCATTCCACCAGTGCTAAATCCAACAGTGTAAGTTGCTTTATTTAAATGTGCGGGAACATTAGGTGTAGCAGAAGAAACATATCTATGAACTCCAGCAGTGGAATCTTTAGAATTTCCAACATTAACTTGGAATGTATTAACTCCTACTTGTTGTATTGGTAACCATTTACTACTATTTGGATCAGTAGTTCTTGGATAAGTATGGAATGTAGCATGATTATCTTTAGTACATGTAAATCTCAATGAATTATTTGGAATTTGAATATATTCACCTTCAGAGAATCCATGACCAGTAACTGTAAAGTCTAAAGTTCCTGTGGAAGGTGTATATGTACAAGTTGAAATTGTATGTGTACTAAATCCAGTGAATGAATGACCAGCACCAACAGTTACAACTATATTTCCAGTTGATGGAACATATGTTACAACACCCACTGGATGATTAACAATAGTAGATACACCTACATTTACGGTAATAGTATCAGTAGTAGTTGATGCAATTGATATTTCACCATTATTATGAACAGGGTCGCTTGAACGAGGATAAGCGTGTTGTGTTGCGTAATTATCTCTTGCACATGTGAATACTAAAGAATTGGTTGCAATTCCTATCTTATCACTACCAGTAAGTCCATGACTAGAAGCAAATGTTAATAGTAAAGCACCTGTTTCCGCATTGTAATCAGCATCTGTAGGAGTTATTCCAATACCAATCCAAGGATGAGTTGTCTTAGGTACAATAGCACTAGCAGCTGCACTTACAAATGTATGATCATAACTACCACCTTCATAAATGGCATCTGTTGTTGCACTTACAAATGTATGTGCATAATCACCACCAGAAACAATTGAACTAGTTGCAGAACCAACAAATTTATGTGCATATCTTGCACCAACTAAACCTTTAGCAGTAACAATTCCAATTGGTTCAAATATATCTCCTCTTTCAAAAGAATATCCTGGGTTTTTAATATCAAATTTAGATATGCTGAATAAATTAGTATTAGCAGGTGTTCTAACTGGTAAAACAGATGCACCAACAGCAATAGTAACAATTCCTACCAACACATCAATAGCAGAAGCAACGTTTGCACAATCACCAACTGTATATTCTCCAGGTATTCTTGTATAATCTCCTCTTATTCCCTTATCGTAAATTTGCTTATAATCGGTAAATGCTGTTGAAGATACACCCACATTTACAGTAAATGTATTTCCGTCTACAGCATCAACTTGAATTGATTCATTATGAGCAAAATCAGTTGTACGAGGATAATGATGTTGTGTAGCATGATCATCCTTATCACATGTGAATGTTAAGGAAGTAGTAGCAATTCCAACACTGCTGGATGATCTTTCAATACCACCAGTAGTTGCAGATACAAATGTATGAGCAGATAAATCTGGAGAAACACCCACATTGACTGCAAAGGTATTAATCCCTACACCAGAAACTGATAACCACTTGTTGCTTGAAGGATCACTAGGTCTAGGATAAGAATGTTGTGATGCATGATTATCCTTAGCACATGTCATTAATATAGAATCATCTTTAATCTTAATATAATCACCATTAGTAAACTGATGATGAGGAATATTAAGAATCAATACACCTGTACTTGGTGTATAGGTACATGTTGTTATTGTGTGCTTAGTTGGAGCACGTAATCCATGATTAGGTGATGTGAATACTAATTTACCGTCATTAGGAGCATAAGTCGCTGTAGAAATACCTTTAGGTGCTAAAGTTGTTACACCTACATTAACTGTAATTGTAGTAGGTGCAGTTGCTCCAACACCAATTACTGCTTTATGTACTGGATCATTAGTACCAGATCTTCCAACATTAATTGTAATAGTATTAGTAGTTGTTGAAAGAACAGGTAATGTTGTGACATTATGAACAGGATCAGTTACACGAGGATAAGTGTGATTAGTAGCATGATTGTCTAAAGCACAAGTAAATGTTAATGAATTAGTAGCAATACCAACGGTATTGGAAGTATTCATTCCATGTGCTCTACCAAAGTCTATTACCAAATCACCAGTTACTCCATCATAAGTTGCTCCTGTAGGAGTTCTTGATGCTGCCCCAGTTACACTAATACAATCAGTTAATGCACTCACAAATGTATGAGCGTATCCAGCACGAGGATAAGCATGTTGTGTTGCATGTGAATCTCTAGCACATGTAAAGGTTAGAGATGCTGTATTAATTCCAATATTACTTACTGCTTTCTTAAGGCTATTATTAACTACAGATACAAGAGTATGAATACCAACATCATCACTATTTGCATATCCAACATTAACTTCAAATGTATTAGCAGCTACACCAAGAATTGGAAGCCATCTACCACTAACAGGATCTGATGAACGAGGATATGTATGTAATCCAGCATGATTATCTTTAGCACATGTAAATTTCAATGCTCCATCATCTATCTTGACATATTCACCTTTAGCAAATCCATGAGATGCAAGTGTAAAGGTACAAATACCAGTTGTTGGTGTGTATGTTGCAGTAGATATTGTATGTGAAGTTGCAGGGGATAATCCATGCAAATTCCCAACTGTCATTGTTAAATCACCAGTTCCAGGAGTATATGCTGCAGCAGAAACTGGATGATATACTAAGGTTGATACACCAACATTAACAGTAAATTTGGTTAAAGTTGTAGATGCAACTGCAACATTAATAAGGTTATGTACTGGATCAGTTGTGCGAGGATATGTGTGCTCAGTAGCATGATTATCTCTTGCACAAGTAAATGTTAATGAATTAGTAGCAATACCAACAGTATCAACACCATGTCTAAGATTATGTCTACCAGAAACTGTAAATGTTAGTAAACCAGTTGATGGTGTATAAACTGCTTGTGTGGGTGTTAATCCAGCACCAACCCAAGAACCAATACGAACTGCACCAGAAGTAGCACCTACAAATGTATGTGCATAATCACCACCACTGTATACTGCACTACTTGCTGCACTTACGAATGTATGTGGATAATCACCACCACTAGTTACAGCATTAGCATTTGAAGTTACAAACTTATGAACATACTGTCCACCAGATTGAATACCAATACGTTCATTACGCATTGCTTGTATTGCCATATCTCTGGCTTGCTGGAAAGCATATATGGTCTGTGGTTCTTCATCAGCAACATGAGCTCCACTTATATACAGATTCGCAGCATCATAAGTTCTATCATTACCACCATATTCGGTATTATATGCAACAACATCTACAACATCTATAACATCATCAATACAATCTTGATTAACAAATGTACCAACACCAGATGCTACCTTAAATATAGCAGCACCAACATTAACAGTAAATTCTGTATTTGATGTCTTAGTAATAGCAACAGTTCTACCAGAACCAACTGGATCATCACCACGAGGGTATAGAGTTGTAGTATCAAAATTATCTAAGGCACATGTAAATGCTAAAGAACGATCAACAATCGAAATAGCATCATTTGTTACTAATCCATGATTACCAGCAAATCCTAGTGTTAAAACACCAGTTGAGGCATTATATGCTGCAGCATTAGGTGTAAGATTACCAGCACCTACTATATTAACAGCATTAGTTAAAGTACTAGATCCAGAATCAAATTTATGCTCATAAGGACCGTTATACTTATCCAACATACGCTGAACAGCAACTTCACCAATTAGTGTTTTGTTTTGGCGAATAAGAGATGCAGCATCACCAAATCTATCTTCTTGAGGTTTAGCACTTGATGGTCTAGATTCAAAGGTCATTGATAAACCAATACCTGTTGATGTAGTATCTCCAAGACCCAATCTAGATAATCCTTTAACACCCAAATTAGCGTATGCTGGATTATCTACTTGTATAACTGGATTTACATATCCAGTACCCATACCAATTATATTAAATGTTAATTCTCCACCATCACCTGATTGTGATTTACCAACATTTAAAGTAAATGTGTTAATAGATGTTGTTCCAATTGAAATGGATTTATTATTAGCAGGGTCAGTTAAACGTGGATATGAATGCTCGGAAGAATAATTATCTTGTCCACATGTAAATACTATCGAATTTGTTGCAATACCAACAATATTACCTGCAGTTTGTCCATGCCCAACTGATGTTACAACTAAATCTCCAGTTGCAGGATTATATTCAGCATCAGAAATATTATGATATTTAACAGTCGATATTCCAACATTAACAGTTACAGTATGAGGACTACTTGTTGTAACTGCAGTAACATCTATATTCTTTCCATCAACAGGATCAGTTGCACGAGGATAAGCATGTTGTGTAGCATTATTATCTTTAGTACAAGTAAATGTTAGTGTATTTCTTCCTATTCTAATAAAATCACTTGCAGTAATACCATGAGCATTAGCAAATGTTAATACAAGAACACCTGTAGCGGGATTATAAGTTGCACCAGTTGGTGTTGTAGAAGCACCACCAACTTTAGTAACTGCACTCTGAGCAGCACCTACGAAGGTATGGGAGTATTGTCCACCATAGTATATGGCACTAGTTCCTGCACTTACAAACTTATGAGGATACTCTGCACCAACTGTAGCAACAATAGTAGCAGCACTTCCAACATGTTGAGGATCAGATATTGCAATACCAACTTGTCCACTATATCCAGATCCAAATGTTCCTGTAGATCCTATACCAATAGAAGTTATTGCACCAGCAGCGTTCACTGTAGTGGTGACTGATGCTCCTACAAGAGGTGCATAACCTAATCCACCTGTAGATCCAAGAGAAACTACTACACCGCCTCTTGGGATCTGATTCTGGTTAATATCATAATCAACAGTTATAATATCATCAGTACCAGTTCTGGTAATTCCAGTAAAGGTTACACTAGTAATTCCAGCAGTTTCAGCAAATACATAGTTATTTCCAGCATTATTAACTGTATTTGGTGTCTGGAATACATCATTAATGAATACAAGGTCACTTCCAGCTTCTACACCAGTTGTATTTTGTCCTTCCTTATAAACAGTAAATGATCTTCCTATTCCATTGAAACTTAGAGAAATATCATCATATACTTTATTACCAGTATAATCTGTACGAAGATAAACTCTACCATTAAATGTAGATTTCGCTTTTGCAAGAGCACTAGAATTCAATCTATTATTATCTCCTCTACCATCAGGAGCATCAGTAAACCATATTTTATTTCCTACAATATTAAAGGCACCTTTGTATATTCTAATTGAACTTCCATCAGTATGAGTTGTTGCAGAACTTCCAACAAATCCTCTCTTAACTTCAATAACAGGATATGTTCCAACACCAGAAATAGGTCCAACTGGAAGAGTACCTAATCCAACATTAAGAATATCAAGAAACTCATCATCTAATTTTACAATATCTCTTGGTTTTATTGATGAAATACCAGAAAGTGATAAGAATGTTAATCCAGCACCAATAGTTGAAGTATTATTTGCAAGAGTATATGATAATGGAGTATACATCAAAGGATACTGAGTTACACCATCAACAGTAATTAATGCTTTTTCAAGCTTCTTCGTCATTTCAAGTCTATGATAATTACCTGTTCCTGTAGAAGTAAAGGTAAATCCTACACCTGGATTAGAAGAAGTTCCTCCAGAAGTACCAGTAATCTTAAATGTATCTTTAGTAACTTTAATAGCATAAACTTTTGTTGGGCAAATAGTAGTTGATAAACCAACTTCAAATCTTTCTCTGAATGTAGTTCCAGTAGAAACATTATTCATACTCAAGTGCCAAGCAACATCAGTTGAATACAATGCTACACCTGTTGCTGTTGGTAATGTTGTATTAGCACTTAATGTGATAGAATTAATTCCAATATTTGTAATGGTTGATCCAGCACCAGCTATTACAGCATCTGTTGTTTGTTTGAATACTATTGCACCAACACTCAGTAATGTTGTATTAGCAATACCTGTAATAACATTACTAGAACCAGTAGTATCACCATAAAAATAATTGTACCCTGTACTAATTCCTGTTATTAGATAATCATCTATAGTCTGACCACTAGTTGCAAGATGTTCAATTGATTGTCCAACTGCCATTGAAGTAGTATCTGCAATACCAGTAACAGTTGAGAATCCAGCAATAATATCAGCAGTAAACTGTACACCTTGTACTCTAGCAGATCCAATACCAATAGGTGTTCCATCAATACCAAGTAAAGTTGAATCTGGAGTATAAACTAGTTCTTCACCAGTTTCAAAGAAATGATTATCAATACTAAAGAGACCTGTAGCACGATTTAATATACTTGTAGTCTTTGGATTGAATGTTTTTTGATATATTGGTATATTATTATACTTAACATCAAAATCTAACTTATCTTTACCAAATTCATTCAATGATCCATAGAATGCATTACTTATTCCTTCAATTGATGTTCCATAAGTATAATTTCCTGGAATGTTAAATTCATCTTTATCAGCATATATTATTTGATTATATGCCTGTACTTCTATATTATCTGAAGCAAATTCTGGATCTGGGTGGAATATAACTGAAAGAGTGTCTCCAGATAAAGCAGTTGAAAATGTTCCAATACCAGATGTACTACCAACAGATATAAATGGAGAATGCATTGAAGCATGTCTATTTGTATCTAAAGAAACCCATAGATTATGAACAGCCGCAGTAGATCCTACTCCAACTTTAATTATAGATTTATCAGAAAATTCTAGAGTTTTATCTAAAGTAAAGACAGTAGTTAAACCAGATGCAATCTTATATACAGATTCCAATCTTGCAGTTCTTTCTGTTCCAGCAATTTGATCAGTAACGAGATATCTATATGTTGCTATACCAGCAGTAGTAGATCCTATACCAACTACCTTAGTTTTAACAGTAATATTATCATTAACCATATTATCAAACTTCAATCTCATAATACCACTATCAACAGTTAATCCAAAAGTACCAATATAACTTCCAGAGAAACCTTGGAAACTATCAGTATCAAAATAAGATTCTGCTATATGAGTGTCTTGACCATCATAATATCCAGCAACTTCAAAATAATTCTGTCTTTCAGTAGATTCATTTCTTACATGAGCATATCCAAAGAAAGCATCAAACTGACTGGATAATGATCTAAAGACTGTTGTACTAAAACCAAGTGTTCCAGATCCATCTGCTGGTCCCAATCTTTCTGTTTTAGAAGATAATCTAGTAAATCCAATATCAGTAAATCCTACTCCAATATTAAATGGTGCAATATCAAATGATTCTCTATAAACTTTTAAATTATAACTAAAATCATTTGGATTTGTTGGGGTAAATCTTAAAACAGGATCTCCAACATCCCCTAATAATCCACTAAAATCACCGAGTTTTGTATCAGTATAAATTTCTGCTTTATTTGCAGTAAATGTACTATCAAAATTGTTTAGAACAACAACTTCACTTAATTGGCTAGTTTGTTTTTCTTCATCTGTTACTTGTATTAAGAACTTAGAATAGAAATCTGTAATAGAATATAATGATACATCAGTAAAAGTTTGCCTATTTAATTCAGAACTTGAGAAAGCACCACTAATATCATCTATTTGAAGAACTCTATTAGTCTCACATAAAATATAATCTGTTAATTTCTTACTTTGGAAAAGAATAAATCTAGAGAAATCTACACCAGGATCATAATCTGCAACTAAATCGAAATTATTAATAGTATCAACTCTTCTTGAAGATATGAAATCTAATACAGGAGATAGAGATTGAGTTACTCCTATAGCAACTTGTGCTTTTGAAAGTACTTCCGTATCAGCAAAATTCTTCATTCCTACTGTATGAACCAGTTTATTAACTGGATCAACCATTTTATCCCAAGTTATTGGACTCTTAACAGTGTATGAAAGATTTTGATAATAATCATTGTCTGGTATTACTTGAAGATCATTACTTAACTGTCCACGATCATCTTTCCATCCAAAATGTTTTCTATTTGCATAATCAATTACAAATCTATTATTATATGCATCAATACTATTAACTGTAGCAAAATTACCAGATGTTGCTCCAGTTAATATATCACCAACTTTTAATTCATAATCACCAACAACTTTAATAAAGCTTTTATCTACAACTTTAACTTTTAAATCTGTTAGAGTATCATTTATTTTAATAAACTCTTCAATAAAGAAAAGACTTGGTACTCTAGTAATAGAAAATTCAGGATAATTATCAGATTTAACAATAGAAGTAAATGTAGATTCAGAACCTAAAGGATTTCCAGCATTGGTAGTATAATCTCCAATATTATATTCTAAAACAGCTGGATTAGAGTTTGTATATGAAGTTACTCTAAAGAAATTATAATTATGATCTGTTGAGTTGAATCCATCGCCTGGAGTTGTTACATTTCCCAAATCATCAGTTTGTGACTTTCTTCCAAGACCTTCAACAAAAATCTCATCACCAACGCTAAATGGTGGAGTAATAAATCCATCAATAGCTGGCGTATTAAGTTCTAATGTTACAACACCAGTATTTGAATTATAATTTGTTATTCTTACAACTTGTATTCCATTACTATTTTTTACAGTATAAAGTCTATGAGATACTGAGTCCAATCCTTTTGGTTCGTCAATAATTTCAATAGCATCTATTGAATTAGCATTAAACGATGGACTAACTCTTAATGCTCCACTATCAACAATTTTTTTAGTATACTCATTAACTAGAACAACATCTGGTGGAGAAGTATAGTTTTTACCTCCACTAATAACTTCTATTCTTGTTATTTTCTCAGATCCCTCTAATCCAAGATGTGTGTAAATTTGTGCTTGAGGATTGAGAGTTGTATCAGATGAATATTCAAATCCTTCATTTAAAATTCTAAATTCATTAAGTTTACCAATAGTATTGGTTTGTGGTCTAATAATTGCATTATTACCAAGAGAAGTTGATGTTCCAGTAGATAATCCACTAATAGTTGGAAGCTTCTTATAATTTGCACCACCAGAAATAATATTTAAATTGGTTATTGGTCCACTAGCAGTTAAAGAAGATGTAGTATATTTTAAATCAGTACAATCAGATTTAATATATTTTAATCTTTCTGGGACTTCATCTAAAGAAATAAAGAATGAAGTAGAACCTATTCCAAAAGCAGTAAATGATCCTTTATAAACACTATCTCTATATAAAATTTCAGAATAATGCTTAACATCTTTATCAGGATCAATAATTTTACCAGATTTCTCTAAAGAATAATATAACTTAGTAGGTAAATCCTTATTGTAAGTAATAGTAGCTGATGCATATGTATTAATACCAACCGTTCCATTTCTCACAACCGAGAATGTATTAGTTGTTCCTGTTGAAACAAATTGATTACTTACTTTTTGGTCATAGAATAATTTAAAATCATAACCTATTAAAGAACTATCGGATATATTAAATACTACATTATTATTTTTAATTACTTCAATCTGAGGATTAACTTTACTTATTTCTTGAACTGCTCCTCCAGTACTACCAATACTAATAATTTTTGGTGGATCTGAGAATACATCTATATAAGTATTTGCTAATTTAATATTATTATCATCTATCTTATATACAAAATAAGATCCTGTATCTAATCCAGCAGCAATATCATTATCACCTGCTGTATAGAAAACTTTATCTCCAGAATTTAATTGATGAGTATTAAGATTAAAACTACTATGTAATCTATCTGTACCATAAGATGAATTTTTAACTAGACTTGAACTAAATCCTATAGGATTAAGAAGAATCTTATTATAAGTGTTATTATACTTAACTTTTATAGAAACATCTTCATCAACTCCTAAAGAAAGTCTTGGTTTAACATTTAACTCAATTTTATCTTGATTAGTTAAATTATGTACTGTTGAAATTGCTACTAAAGTTTTAATTTTACTAGCAGTAGCAACTAATTGAGTCTTAGTAGTCTCTAAAGAATAATTGTAACTATTAGAACCATTATTATTAAAGAATAAACCACTTGTGCTTGTTGTTAATCCAATTTGTGTTACAAGACCTACAAAATCTTTTCCTTGGTTTACAACATATACTGTTTGTTGATCACCACTTACAGGTAAATTAATATTAGGTCCAGAAGAAGTATCTCTAACTTGTATAGCATTATCACCAGTATTTTTTCTTAAAACAAGTGCTTGATTTGTTTTAAATGGATGATCTGGTAAATAAATGCTTTGAGTTGGTATTGATATAACTTTCTTAGTATTACCAACAAATTGAGCAATAGATGTCTCTGTACCTGTTGCTACACCTACACCAACAGACTGATTTGGATTAAAGTAGACTTTATCATCCTTCTCAGATTCAAAATAATCCGATGCTAATGGAATAGTAAAGGAATCTGCTCTAAAGTAAATATTAGTACCTATAGTATGAGCAACACCAGTTAGTTCCCTCTTAACTCTTATTATATTTTGATCATCATACCTATCAATAACAATTAAGTTTTCTGTTCCAATACCAACAGATGTTCCTGCACCAATTAAAGGTGGTATACTAGAAACATAGATATCAGTAACAATACCAGAAGTAGAATGCTCTGGTAAATCATCAATCAAATAACTTGTTTCTGAAGTAACTCCTATTATATGAGAATCTAATAAACCATCTACGTGAGTAGTAACACCCGAAATCGTAATTCTATCACCATTTAAAAGATTGTGTGTTTTTGGTGAAAAATTGCCATTATAATGAGTATATACTCTTAAATTTTCTTGATTTTCCCAAACAATAACTGAATTTTCAAATTTGTCATAAGAAGTAGTTAAATCTACAATTTCCTTACCATCAATAAAAGTAACTTCTGCAGTCGCTCCACCACCTTCAGTATTTGTATTATCAAAATTAATAGTATTTCCAACCTTATAATCTGTTCCTGGATTAACGATAGTTAGTGAATCTATAGTTCCTCTAGAAGCAGATTCAATAATAGCAGTTTGGTTATATTCTTCATTAGATTCAACTAAGAAATCATTTCCAGAATAATCTTGTCTTACTCTATAAGGATAAGTATTTCTAACCAATTCTGAATTAATAAAGTCAAAGCTCTGATCAAGTATTGTTACTGAAGGATTTGATCTATAAGTATCTCCAACGAAATAAGGAAATTCTGCTTTTAATGTATTATTATCAAAATTAGTAGTTACTCCAGCATGATAAGCATAAACACCGTTAGGAAATTCTGGTGTTTTTGTAAATCTACCATTATGAATATCTAAATGTCCAGTACTATCAAATTTATAATCTTCAACAAAATAACCTAATTCAAAATCATTTATTGGAGGTCTATCAGTAATATTATATTGTGATGCACTATATCCTGTTTCTAATTTTACAATTGAAGATGTTAAATCTTTTGGATCATCATATCCAAATGGTCCATAAATTGGATTACCATCATTAGCCCATCCTATAACTCCAGAATGTCCTGTATCTGGATTTGGATCACCTACTGCAGTACCATCTCTAATAGTTGAATATCCAACGATAGTATATGATAAATCGTCTTTATTCTCATACAATACCTCATCACCAAATCTAGCATGATTATTAACTACAAGTGGTCTTACACTTGGATCTAAAACACAATTTCTACCAGGAGGAGTTATAGAAATTGAAGTACTATTATCTTCATAATTAGTTCCTTTATTAAGAACAATAACATCAATAATTCTTCCGTTTGCAACAACTGCTCTTATTTTTGCACCAGCACCTTTACCTTTAACAGTTAAATCTGGAGCAGCATTAAAGAATGATCCACCATTCTGAACTTCTACTGCAATTAACTTACCATCTTTTACAATTGACTTCAATTGAGCAGAAAGTCCATTTTTAATTGTTAAAGTTGGTTTTCTTTCAAAATTGAGAATTTTTGATCCATATCCAGTTCCTTTTTCATATGCAAATACATCAACTATTTCACCTCTAACAATTGGAGTTGCTGTAATAGTACCTATAGAACCACCAGTAATTTCAGCATTTACATTAATAGTAACAGGTGGATATGAAATCCTTTGCCATCCAGTACCTGGGAACTTAAATCTTACAAAATTTCTACTTTCATAATAATACTCTGCAGTAGATTTGAAGAATGGACTTGCATCACTAATAGATGATCCAGTATTTGTAATTGATTTTGGTGAAACGTCAAATGCAGTTACTGAACCAGAATTCTTACAGCATAATAATATAGTTCCAGGAACATCTTCAAGTGGTGCTTTTGATGGTGTAAAGTCTGAAATATATCTTGCAGCACCTTTAACCAACCTTAAGTTGGAAATATTTCCATTAAAATTACCATTAGCATTATTCCAAGTACCAAGTCTAGGTCTTGGAGATCCATTATTAGGTGATAAACTACCACTGAATGATGCACTATTTTCATATTTACCATCAACATATAATGTAAAAGTTTCATCTTTACGAACTATTGCAATATAATGCCATTTATCATCAGCAACGTCACTTATTCCACTAAAAGCAGTAGTTGATGCCAATAAATTAATTACTCCTCCAGAAGGATTAATATTAAATTTTAATTGTCCTTCACCATCACCAGTAGGTCCATCCAACATCCATATAGTACGATTTTTAGAACCATCTGCAACAGAAACTGCAGTTTTTATCCAACATTCAAGTGTAAAATCATCAGTTCCGAGAGAAAAATCAGAATGACCACCAATATCAAGAAAATCACCATCTCCATCAAAGAAAACTGATCCTATTTTTTCTTCTGTAACACCAACATCTGATAATTGGAAACTATCATCATTCAATTTCATTACATAATAGGAATTTTCACTAGAAAGACCTATTATTGGATTTCCTATAGTTCCAGTATTAGTATCTTCATAACTGTAATTTACTATTTCACCATCATTAAATCCATGATTTTTGAAATTTATAGTACTTACAGATGTTGTAATACCAGTAGGAGCAACTCTCATCACTCTATTTTCATATCCATAACCTGGATTAAGGATCTTAAATTCAGATATTACATCTTTTTCATTAAGCTCTCTAAATTTATGAATTCCACCAGTATTAATAGTGGTAAATCCAACCGTATTAATACCAGCATTATATTCGTCTAGAGTTTTATGAAGGTATATTGCTCTAGTGTTTATAATTTTTGGATAATAAATCGCACCATTAACAAGAAATTCATCTTGATCTGTATTAGAACCACCAAAAGTACCTATTCCAAGTGGTAAATTTCCACTTGGATTGTAAACAATTGGTTCACCTTCCATAAATCTATGTTCTTTTTCAAAAACTATAGTTTCATTAGTAATATCAACACCACCAGTTAATGCAACACCAACTTGTGAAGCATTAAATTCTACTTCTCTATATTGTTTTACCAAAACTGGTAAGATATTAGCATCTTTACCATTTCCACCATCAATAGTTGAAGAAACAATTCTTTGAATACTAAAATCTTGAGGATCAACTAAAACATCTTTGACAGATCCCCTAACAACAGCAGTAAGTAATGCTGTAGTACCAATACCAACAGATGGTTTAGAAGCTAGAATTGATGGTGGATTTATAACATCATAATCAGTTCCTGTATTATAAACTTTAATATCTTCTAAAGGACCGTAATAAATTTTATCATCAGTTTTGTAATTTAATATCTCTACACCATTTACCAACATACCAACAGGTCCAAATGTTGTTGGTGTATCAGTTCCAGACTGAATATTTGGTACTAATGGAATCTTTGCTAATGCTTTCTTAGGTGCTAAACTTCTACCACTATGTTGCCTTAAAGTAAACATATGGGTTGATGTTGCATAATATGCATCAAATTGAACATACTTAGTAGTTCCTATAAAGGATTTTGAATCATATAGTCTTATAGTATTAGTATTATTACCATCTTTTATTACTTCTACATGATATACTTCATTTAACTTTAAACCAGATATTACATTATCAGAACCAGATGATGTATATACAATCTCATCTCCTGTAATAAATGGAACATTACTATCAAATCCAAGAATAGAATATTGATTTGTTCCAGAATCATATCCTTTAAAATGATTACTTATAGTTGTTGATGGAGTTAATCCAAAAGAAGAATAAGATTTTTTCTTTGTTATTTCATATTTTGGTAATGAGTTTGATGCGACATACATATACTCATCTTTTTCATTATAAACATTCTGAACATCAGCAATAATATTTGAAGATGATAAGTTTATATTTGATGCACCTGCATAATCATATCTTTTTCTTATACTTAATGCAGTATAAGAAGGAACAGTGATATTCTGATCAATTTGTACGGTTTTATCATTAATAAAAGTTATTGTAGCAAGATTATTAACTGCACCTTGAGCATTTCTGTTTAGAATATCAACAGTATCACCAACTTTTAAACTAGCTCTATCTGCCTTTTCAAATAAAACGATCTGGTTATTACTAAAGCTTTCAATTTCATATCTAGATCTTACATTATATTTCCACGTATTAAATGCAAATTCTTTGAAATTTCTATTCTTATTTAAAATATTTTCACCAAGGTTTTTGACAGAAACTAAATCATCTTCTAATAATAATCCAAATTTAGATTTATCTTTAATATCTGAAAGAACACCAGTTATTCTTAATTCAACCTTTTTACTAGAATCCCCATCTTCATATCCAAATATAATTTGATCAGAACGAATATCATCAGTTGGATTAATAACTGCAGTTACACCAGTACAATCAAAGAACTGATTAACATTTTTATTACCATAACTAATGGTATTATTACCCGATATTACTGTTCCAGTAGTTCCAAATCCAACTGTAGAATCTACTGTAATTACAGATGATCCAATAGAAACAGTGTCTGTAACCTTAGTTTTTGGTGAAATTGTAAAATTACCTTGAATTAGACTTCTTTCATCAAATCCAGAGAATAATTGTATTTTATAAAAAACTCTATTATTTCTACTAATAATTTCAACTTCAGAAACTGGTCCAGCAGCAAGATTATTAGATTGTTGAACCATATGTCCAACTATTTTATTTGGATCTCCACTTATCTTCTCACAAACTAATACTTCTCTACGAATAAATTCTGCAGCAGATGCTTTAAGTAAATATTCCTCTAAATTTATTATTTTTGGTTTATTACCAAATAAAACAGCAAAAAGAATATTAAATGCTTCATTTGTACCTTTTGCCTGATAAAAATCACGAATTTGCTTAATAAAAACATTAATATCTAAAGTTTCTACAAAATCAACGTCTTCAAATCCAGGAGCAAGGAGAACTTTTAATTTTCTATAAAATTCTTTTAAAAATAAAGCACTTAAATTGTTTACTCTAAGTCCATTATCATGTGTACTTGCTGAAGTATCCGAAAAAACTAGTTCTTCAGCATTAAGTGGATCTCTATAACTGGTAATACCACTAAATCCACGAACACATCCAGTAAAGCTAGTTGAAGTTTTTCCAGTATATGTTATTACCTCATCATCTAATTTTAAAAGACCATATTCATCAGGAAATCCCTTTGTATTATCAACAGAAATAGTAGTATCAGATAAAGATACATCACTAGTTAAAGATGTGATTCCTGCAACCACATCTTGGGTCATATTATTGAAATTTATATATTGATCTAAATTTTCAGCAATATCAATAGGACCACCTTGATATTCTTGTGAAATATAATATTGCTTTAAAAATTCAGCTGCTTTCGGTGCTTCTGATAATACAAATTCAGGTAACTGATTATCAATTATTTGTTGTACTTTGACCCTAGCATCAAACCCTGTCTTTATCATTTTATCTTGTTAACTTACCATTTGAATAACTTGATCTGACGGGATAATTAACGCCAGAGATTTGCTCACCAGAAGCAATTGTATCTTTAACCATATTTATCTTACTTTTTGAAACGTCAAACACAAGATAAAGATCCTTAAGACCAATAACATCATTAGAATCTGGATATGCTTGAATCTCAATAACACCATCTGCTAACTCAGTTGAAGTAATATTGATAGTATTAACAATAACTTCTCCAGTAGCATAATCTACTGTTCCAATTGATTTTTCAACAATTTCAAATGTATCTGGTTCAACTGTTGGTTTAACTGCTGAAAGTATTCCAATATCACTATCTTCAGATGGAACATCTACAAAGTATACAGTTTCTAATTCGCCTTGAATTCTAAATCCAGTACTCTTAATATTATATCCATCAATTCTCTTATAGAATCTATTACCAAAACATAATTCATACTGTGCATATGTATTTAATATACAGTTAAGATTTCTTCTCATCCTAACTCGTGTAATATTAGATGTAATAGCAGTATCAACATCGTCAATTAAACGAATTGTCTTACTATATTTAAATCTTCCACCAAATTTATTCAAATCAACGGATTTAGAATAAGTTGTTAATGCTGATGTTATATTAGTTTTAAGATCTAATATATTACTTACTCGTGAAGAATCATAAAATACATCACTATCAATTTCTACATATAGTAACTTAAGATCAATAATTTCTTGATTAATACCAGATACAGTATATTGTTTTAGATCATTTAATAATTCAGTTTTCTTAAAATCGGACAATGCAAATCCATTTTTAGGTTTAATACTAATCAATACTTTTCCAAATTGAGGTGGGTCTAATTCTTCACCACCAATCACAGTTACAGATTCTGTTTCTGGATAAACTGTTTGTACTATAGCTTCATAATCCCTTGCTGTAACAGCACGATTTTGTGCTGCATACGTTCTAGGTGCAAAGTACTTAACAGATTCAATAGACTCAATGTCGCCCCCTCCAGATGCCTTAGAAACGGTAGTTACGTTTACTGTACTGGTAGAATTAACTATAGAATCTGTACTATCTGTAGTAGTTCCAGAATAAGAAAATACAGCAGGTCCATTACCAGCAGAACCTTGGGTTGTAATGTAACTTACCTGAATAACATCACCATTTTCTAATTTTTTACCAATAATTCCATCACCAAACAATAATTCATACCTTTCATCGGCAATTTCTTGTAAAAGATAGATTTCTGAAGCACCATCAACCTTTACAATGTTACTAATCTGCTTATATTCACGAGTACCAACTTTTACTACAAGTGTACTAGTATCAATATCAGCATTATTGAGAATAAATCTCTGATTTGTTGATGTATCAATTGTAAATTGCTTCGTCAAGTAAATTCCTTGAAAAACATCTACATTTTCAAAGGATGCAACGTTACTTACGATGTTTGTAGTGATATCTTCAGGTACAGAATAGGTATATGTAGTGTTATCAACACCTCCAACGCACACTAAACCTGCTTTAAGTATTAATTGTCCCTCTGCAGCACTTGTTCCAATAGAAAATGACACAGTTGCCTTAGCAGAACTCTTAGAACGTGGTACATAACCTATATTTCTTGCTAAAGAAACCACATTTTCCCTTAAAGTTGCCGAATCCAAGAAGGATTCATTAACAATCATGTTGGAATTAAATGCCGTTATGTACGTATTATAGGCAAGTGTATCAATTAGTACAGAAAAATTAGATCCTTCAAAGTCAAAATCCGTAAAACTGGTATTAGCACGGAGATAATCCTTTATAGAGGTCTTTATCTGATCAAAATCTAGATTTGTAAACTTAGTGAAAGGCATATTATCGTGTTGCTTCTAGTATGTAACTGAATTTTTGTGGTGAGATGTCTTGCCCAATGATAGTAAATGAAACATTTATCTCAAAACTGTTGTCATTTGCTCTTGGAACTACGACAACTTTAGCATTTTCTACCCTTGGTTCGTAATTATCAATTGCAATTTTAATTTGCTCTTCCAAAATTGAGGAAGTACCAAAGTCTACAAATTCAAATAGACTGGTTTTTACCTCAGAACCAAGATAAGGATTAAAAAATCGCTCACTAGGCATTGTTTGGATCAAATTACGAATAGATCGCTTAATTGCGTCCTCATTTTTGAGCACAAGAATATCATTAGTAACAGGATGCCTATCAAAAGATAGACTAACGTCCTTAAATGCTCTAGATGTCCTCTGGACTGCCATTTATAAACAAGATTTTTTTATATTTATACTATTATTTGGATTCTTTTAAACTTTGCTTGTTAGAAGGAATGTCATCATGCATAATTTCTTGTATTATTTGTGGATCTGATGCATTTTCTTCGTTATTTTCAGAGGTTTCCCACATTTTTTTAACGTTGGAATTATCCATGTACTTAAAAGGATTCAAAAAACTATTTATTTGCATTAAAAAAGCGTCTATCGAGACGCTTTTTGGGATTTTTAGTTATTTGCCTTGCCCTCGGTACTTTTTTCGAGCCGAGTTACGGGATGTTGCACTATATTTTGAGTGTTTTCCGTTCCCTTGACGAGACTTTTTCGGGGTTGCCTCAACAAATTGGGTTCCTAGAACGGAACTCTTAATTTTTGCCATTTTCCTCCTTGGTAATTTTCTTAGTGACCTTTTTAATAGTATCTGAGGGCAGTAATGCAGCAATTACTAGACCTAAAAGTGCCGAAATTAGCACTTTAGTGGATAATAACTGTAGTATAAAGATAATCAGAGCACTTACTCCAAATACCTGCCATTTTTCTTTAATGTAATCAACTACCTTCTGGGTAGTTAATCCTGACTTAGAAGCCATTATTCATGTTCCTCAATAATTTCAGTGTTTATATCGCTTGGATGGGGAATTCCTGTTTCATAGAACTCCGATGCGAGATCTTCCATAGTATCAAAGTATTCTTCTTCTGTAAGTTTTGAGTATATGACTTCACCCTTACAGAAAATGTTATACTTATGAGCCATCTTAGATCACTCTCGTTTTCTCGTGACCAACTCTAACACGAGGATCGCACCATATCTCGAAACCTGCTTCCTTCGCATCTAAACAGAATGATACGTCTTCTCCACACATATCCTGTACTTCACCAGATTCAAATACTTGCATCTGTGGAGCAAACCAGGGATACTTCATCTCTTCGTGTTCAAATACACCATTTTTAATGAGTAACCATCCAAAACCTGTATAATCACATGTAAAAGGTTTTCTACGCTTACTCATACTCTCTAATGTTTCATGATTCATGACTCCACCATTCTTACGGAAGTCATCCTCTTCTAACCAGTGAGCAATCGATGTAGTTTGACCATCTTCTGTACAATACCAACCTGCTGCAAGATCTTTATCCATTAGAACAAGTTGCCAAAACTTTTCAGAGTTAAAAACAATATCACTATCAATCCATAATTGCCAATCATATTTTAATTGACCATCCCAAGGTTTCTGATCTGGACCTCTTAATACATTAGCACCTAAACATTTGCATCTTGCAAAGTTTACCATAGATGAATAATCTTGAGATATTTGTATACTTGCACCTGCTTGTACTAAATCAAAACATAGTTGTACAAAACTTTTCAGATATGCATATGATACTCCTCTACCTGGAAGACAAAATACTATGGCTTTTCCTCTAACCATTTCTTTTGCTAGATCATAATCCCATTCCGCTTCTTTAGTTACAGTAGGTTTCTTTGCTTTAACGGTAAATCCTTTAGCCATAATTTGTAGTTTCCTTCAACACAATTATATCAGATTATATAGTAACTGTCAATATGATGAATCAATATATTTTTCGTTCGGTTCTTCCACCACCTCTGAATAAGTTAAGTCTTCTGTAAAGTATGATTTGTATATCCTTCTCCATATAATATTAAACTCCCATTCAGTTAAATCCTTAAACAAACACTCTTGTTGTAAGTAGATATGATAGGTTTTCATTCTTCCTTTTCTGTTAGAAGTATTATATCATCTTCAAGGGCGAAATTCAACTCTGTTCCTTCATACCATCCTTGTTCATTGAGGATCCATTCAGGTATAACAGTATAGTATTCACCAGTTACAGGATCGACCTCTATGGAGGTAAAATTTTCTGCGGGATTTTTTTTCATATCGGAGAAATATTTTTTTCCTTTCAAAAATTATATAGTGTGAAAAAAATTTTGACTTTGATTGTAATTTATAGATCGCTTCCGTAACACTTTATAGCTTAGGGGTTCCTTTCGTTTTATATACGGGGGGCATAAAAAAACGGGGCATCACGCCCCGCACTGTCAAATCACGAACTAATGAGGTGTCACCCGATGATGTAACCACCCCGTCCCTGTGCCTTACGGTCTGCTATCAGCATTTCCCGATAGCGTTGTTGAACCTCAAAGAGATTGTCGACCATTTGCTTTCCTAATCCACCCGCCTTTGTGAATGTCATCCCACCGCCCGAAGATGCTCTTAAGGCATGTCCCCGTGAGTTGAAGTCTGTTGAACGGGTTGACCCGATTGCTTTGTGACGTGCCATTTGGGAATTAATGTCGTTTACTCTATTATTATAAGGGATGGGGTCAGCGAATGACCCCTACTGTGTGCAGTTTATGTTGTGGCACACCATTTTGTATTATTGAAATTGGCATGAGAGAATGTCTGACGGTAGATCAATTTCCACGAACCTGCGTCAGAGTGCATCACATAACCCTCCGCATCTATCAGGTCGTTACCGATGTATGCCTCAGGTCCCCAACGGTGGCGACATTGTGATAGGGCACACTCTTTAATTTCTTTAACCAGTTTCCAGAGTCT